AGATAACGCTATGACTTACACTGCCTATGATATTCATAATCAGTTAGTCAAAGAGGGTATTGACGTAGCAGATGATGACTATTATACTGAGATAGATAAACGTATACGAAAAGAATTTCCCCATAAATTTAATGATGGAGGGGAGGTCAGTCGACCAAAGCAAAAAGTTGCTTCGGTTGTACGAAAATCGGCTTCAGGCCGCCGCACTGTGAGACTCACACCTTCACAAGTTGCTATCGCAAAAAAACTCGGTGTGCCCTTGGAAGAATACGCAAAACACGTGAAGGAGGCGTAATATGACTAAAGATTCATTTGAAACAACTGAAACAATTAAAAAGACCGCACGCAAAGCAGAAACCCGTGAAAAGGTTGCTCGGAAAAGAGGATGGGTTCCTCCATCAAACTTGGAAGCACCAGAACCGCCAGAAGGATTTCATCATCGATGGGTACGTTCTGAATTTAGAGGCGAACCAGACGAAAAAAACGTTATGGGTCGACTTCGTTCAGGATACGAACTTGTCATGGCTAGTGAATATCCAAATCGACCAGACATAGCGTCTATCGCGGATGGCAAATATAAAGGTGTTATAGGAATTGGTGGATTATTATTAATGAGATGTCCGATCGAGGTCAAAGAAGATAGAGACGCTTACTTCAGGCGCTTAACCGATGATCAGATGGCTTCAGTTGATAATGATCTAATGAAAGAAGAGCATCCTAGTATGCCTATCTCTAAAGAGAGACAGAGCAGAGTAACTTTTGGTGGAAAAAAAGACTAATAAGTAGGATTTTTTGACCATCAAACTATTAAAAGGATGAAACATGGCAAATATTGATAGCCCTTTTGGTTTAATACCAATCGCAAAAGTTGGTCAAAATCCCAATAATGGTGGTTTAACTCAATACGACGTCGGAGCTTCACAAAGTACAGCTATCTTTACAGGGGATCCCGTTACTTATAAAAATGACGGAACCGTGGAAGTAGCAGATGCAACTAAAGCATTTTGTGGAGTATTTAGAGGCGGTTTTTATACCGATCCGACTACAAGTAAACCAACATTTACTGACTACATACCTGCGTCTCTAGCAACTACTGATGCTAAAGCGTTCGTATGTGACGACCCACAACAATCGTTTATTGCACAACAAGATTCTGATTCAGTAAATCTTGTGGCAGCAAACTTAAATGAAAACTGTAATCTAGTTTTCGGAACTGGAAGTACCACTACGGGTATTTCTGGTGTAGAAATTGATTCAAGCAGCAAGAATACTACTGCTACTCACCAAGTGAGATTAATTAGTTTTTATGACACGCCAGATAACGACACAACTGCTAATAACAGTATCTTCGTGGTAAAAATTAACAATCATCAACTTATGGGTGGTACTGGTACTCAAGGCGTATAGGAATAGGAGAATAGAAAATGGCAATTAATAGAGCCCAGCTCGCCAAAGAGCTAGAACCTGGCCTAAACGCACTGTTTGGACTAGAGTACAATCGTTATGAAAACGAAACAGCTGAGATCTTTGCTCAAGAAACTTCTGACAGAGCTTTTGAAGAAGAAGTAATGTTAGTAGGATTTGGTGAAGCAGCAGTAAAACCTGAAGGTTCTGCAGTAGCATTTGATACTGCAAAAGAATCTTTCACTGCAAGATATGTTCACGATACAATCGCACTTGCGTTTGCGTTAACAGAAGAAGCAGTAGAAGATAACCTTTATGATACTTTATCTGCTCGTTACACTAAAGCACTAGCTAGATCTATGGCTTATACAAAACAGGTTAGAGGAGCTAATGTATTAAATAATGCATTCTCAACTACTGGTGGAGATGGTGTTACATTAGCTAGCACAGCTCACCCAACTACTTTCGGTGGAACTTTTTCTAACAGAAGTGCTACTGACGCTGACCTTAATGAAACCTCATTAGAACAAGCGATGATTGACATTGCTGGTTTTATCGACGAAAGAGGACTAAAAATTGCAATGCAAGGAAGAAAATTAATTCTTCCAGTAAACATTCAATTTGTAGCTGATAGAATTTTAAATTCTACTCTAAGAGTTGGTACTGCTGACAACGACATTAACGCTCTGAGAAACATGGGTATGTTACCAGAAGGTTACGTAGTAAATCACTACTTAACTGACACAGATGCATATTTCATTAAAACAGATTGTCCTAATGGCTTAAAACACTTTGTAAGAGCACCACTTGCTACAGGCATGGAAGGTGACTTTGACACTGGAAATATGAGATACAAAGCTAGAGAGAGATACAGCTTTGGTTACTCTGATCCAAGATGTGTATACGCATCTCAAGGTTCGTAAAAATTACTGGATCCTCCCAGATCAAAGAAGGCGCTTGTAAGAGCGCCTTTTTTGTTTTATAAATTCCTTTAATGTTAATGTTGGTAGTCAATCATAAGGATTGATTACTGGTCATATTTTAAAAGGAGACTGACATGACAACACATTTTAATAATGGCGTTACTAACGTAGTTAAAGACAAAAGCCCGTTAAAGAACGCAATGATGCCTGATCCATTTCCCGTTACCAACACACAAGGTGCAGGATATGATTTTTTAGGTCAAACGTCGTACATGGATGATTTTTATTCATTCGTTACAAGAACAAATACAAGTAATAATGGAAGAGGTTCACCAGGATGGTATGTAAGCCAAACTGCTAGTACTCAAACATGCGCACCAATAGCAGACGCTCATGGTGGATGGTTACAATTAGATGAAGTAAATGCAACTAATGATGCTTACAACCAAGTTAATAGTTTTAGCGCTTATCAATTAAGCACAAAAATGAATTTTGGTTTTGAAGCTAGAGTAGCAGTTGAAGATGTTTCAGCAACAGAAATGGTTATTGGATTAGTTGATACAGATACAACTTCTCAAGTAGTAAATATTACTGATGGAGTATATTT